TGAAAATAATGAGTATAAGTAGTAGCCATGATGCATCACTATGTGTCGTAAAGGATGGTGTGGTTGATACTTATTTTAAGTCTGAGAGATATACTAAAGTAAAACATGACAACAATTATGATGTATTGATAGAGGTAGCAAGGAAAAATAATTTATTTTATGATCTTGATTACTTACTTTTTTCTAATGGTGAATCTAAAGAGGTAAAGATTAGACAAGATTATGAACTTCTGAGTTATGCACCAAGTTGTACTATGGTGGAACCTGAAGGTCATCATCATTTATTTCATGCAGCACATGCTTTTTATGCTAGTGGGTTTAAAAAATCTTTAGTGATAACTATTGATTCTGCGGGAGCTTTTCTTAGAGGTGTGGATAATAAACCCGTAGAGGCATATGAATGCACTAGTGTTTATGAGGTTTCATATCCACATAGATTTAAACCATTATATAAAAGATACATGTCTAAACTTGATGATAATACTAGTGTATGCATGAAGACGAAGCAGGATGTTGATTTTGAGATGCATAAAATTTATCATGGACTAATAGATATTGGTAATCTTTATAATTGTGCTGCAATAGCGATAGGATCTGACCCAGATAATTGTGGCAAGGCAATGGGACTGTCTTCATATGGTAAATCAATTCCAAACTTTAACTTGAGGGGTGAGGATGTTTATAAGAATATAAAACAATACTTTAAGGACTATCCTAAACTGTTGAGACAACTGTTTACAGAGGCATATGATTCATCCAGTATGTTACAAATGACTGAGGATAATTATCAACCATTTGCTAATTTTTGTCATGAAGTTCAACGCCAGTGTCAAGAGCAAGTCATAGACATTGTTGATAAGTATGTCTCCCTTACTGGTATAAAAAATGTTTGTATCAGTGGTGGATATGCTATGAATATCATCACCAATTATGAGTTGTTGCAAAAATATCCTGATATAAATTTTTATTTTGATCCTGTATGTGATGATAGCAATTTGTCAATTGGTACTTGCTTATATACATATCGATGCAAAACTAAAGACATGAAGATTTATCCTGAAGTAACTACGAGTTATCATGGAGTTCTTCATCATGCCCCAGTTGCACACAAAGACTGTAAAGTCATTAGAGCATCGATAAAAGATGTTGCTATACTCTTATCTAAGAATCGATCTGTAGCGGTCTTCTACGGGCAGGCAGAGGCGGGTCAGAGGGCATTGGGAAATAGATCTATACTATTCAATGCTCTTAATCCAGAGGCAAAGGACATAGTGAACAAGATAAAGAAGAGGGAGTGGTATAGACCCTTTGCTGCTATGGTTCTAGAGTCTGATGCTCACTTATACTTTGACAATGTAATTCCAAATCCACACATGACATCTTGCTTTCCTGTGATATCTGATATAATTCCTGGTGTAACTCATGTTGATGGTACTTGTAGAATTCAAACCGTAAATTCAGATCATTTCTTACATGACCTTCTCCTAGAGTTTAAAAATATAACAGGGCATGGTATCTTACTAAACACAAGTTTTAATTTAGCAGGTGAACCTTTGGTAGAAGCGCCAGAGGATGCTCTGAATACATTATGCTCCTCTTTGCTCGATTACTTATGGTTTTTTGAGAATAAGAGGTTGTTTAAATCCAATCTTTGATATATAATTTTACAATGGTTTCTGCACTAATGGAAGAGGACGTTGAGTTTGTTACACTCTACTACGACGTAGAGAAAGCAATCGATTTTGCCTTTGAAGGTAAGTTTGTACTTAAAATGTATGACTATCTAAAAATATATAATGCAAAACGCCGACATGCTGATGATTTTATCGAAAGTAAAACGGCAGCAGAAATTAATTTGTTGATTCTGGATCTTGAAGGATATCTTCAGGGTGGTCAAGACGATACTCACAAGCAATTGCGAGAAGGTTACGGTCACATTCCAAAACCACAAGCAAGAAAAATAAAAGAATATCTTTATGGTATTCTTGAAGACGCTTGGAGATACAGCAATGACAAAAAACCAGGAAGAAGGAAAAAGTTATCTAAATAAACCAGAAGAATCTTCTGAAATTAATAGAGGATTTGAGTTAATGTTGCGGCACCGCAGCAGGAGGGATGTGCCAGAACCTAAAACATTTGGGTTGAAGTTTGGCAAGATTATCTCTCTTCTTAAGCGGGAGATACAGTTTAATTTTGAATTAAGTTTTACGATTAGTAAAAGGTAGTATCAGGAGTTAGACCAATGTTAGCTATAGCACTTACTTTTTCCGCCTTGTTTTGCATAATCTCTTTAATTGTGGGTGGATTAGTTGGATGGTTTGTACGTTCTTACGTATATGAAAGCGCTCCAAATATAGTCTACACACATCCAGAGATGTTTGACGAAAATGGGAATATACTTCCCGATGAAATTTTAGCTTTGAGGATTGAACACACTGATGGCACAGAAGAGTACGACGACGAAGAGTAGTAACCCTATTCCTGAATTACAACCAAATCCATTTCAACATGAGATTCTTGAATTAGTAGTCAAGCAAAGATCTACTGCAAAAAAGGTAGAAGTTTTGCAAAAGTATCGCAATGAGGGATTGGTTGCCCTCTTTATTTGGAACTTTGACGATACCGCAATCTCTGCTCTCCCGCCTGGAGAAGTACCATATTCTAGAGTAGAGGAACAATCAGCAGCAAACGAGTCTTTGTCAGCATCTTTAGAAAAATTAAATACTGTCGAAGGATTGTCTAAAATGAATGAGGTTGTTAGACAAAGAGCAACTTCCATTCGTAAAGAGTGGCAAAATTTTTATAATTATCTTCAGGGTGGTAATCCCTCTCTGACTAGTCTTCGTAGAGAAACCATGTTCATTCAAATGCTTGAAGGACTTCATCCTAGAGAAGCAGAGATCATGGTTTTAGTTAAAGATAAAAAATTGCAAACCAAATATAAGATTACACGGGCTGCTATTGCTGAAGCATATTCAGATATTAATTGGGGAGGAAGATCTTAATGGGAAAAGGTTGTAGAATTATCCAAAAGGAATGTGATCCTACTGCTGCTGAAGACAAAACACTTCCAACAAATGCTTTTTTGGTTGAGTATCTTCAAGACGGTATAACAAAATTTGATATTGTCACTGCTGCAGGGCGTGTAGATATCTTTGATGAATACTATGATAAGTATCGTAAAGATCTTTTGAATATGACTCAAACTGAGGGTAGAATTAGTCCTAAACTGTGGAACAACCCAGCAGATAAAAAGAAGTAGGTGATCAACATGTCAAATGGATTTGGTCAAGGCGTTGGTGATGGTAAAGCCAAAGTTATTATTCAAAAAGAAGAAATCGAAAAACTAATTAAAGAATATAAACATCTCAAAAAGTATATGAAGTCTCCTCTGTATGAGATAAAAAATCTCTCTGGCACTGAGACTCGTGTTAAAGATTTGCTCGATAATTACGGCGGAGAAGAAGATGCTACTAATACATAAATTCTTCATTTTTATTGACCCTGCTTTAGTTGGATCGATTATGGGGGGTCTCCTATTAGTTCCTTTTATGTACTATATTTACGATGTTGAGAAAAATCCTGACAAGTATAAGGAGCATTGACAATGCTCTTTGACTTGTTTATAATGTACCGTATGAAAATGTTTTTTTATTATGACATATAAACCCTACAGTCCTGAGTGGCATAGGTTTAGATATTTAAAAGAAGCACTGGATAAGTATCTGGATGAAGATATTGATAACCAGGTCATTTTGAATGATATTCTAAATATTGTGTGCGAACGTCAAGAGACTGCACATAAAGAGTTTACCAAACTTTCTGATCTAGAATCAAAACTACGAGAGTAATATGTTATCTACGAAATACAGACTAAGACTAGAATTTATCTGTAAGAAGATTGCTAACAAGGAAGAAGTAAAACTAGATGATATGATCTGGGCAGAGAAACTAGCAAAGGCACACACACTTGCTAGGGATTGGTTGAAGCAAGCACGACGCCAAGCTGCTCAAGATATTGAGGAAGGTAGTACCGATGATTTTCTGAATAGGATGGGTTTAGGTGACCCCGATCCATCCAATCATAAAACAGGGTTCACTAGTGCTGATGACATCAAAGATTGGTTCCAACGAGACAAACCAGATGACTGGAGACAACGTGACTGAAAAACGACGGGAAGAAACTAACAATGCAATTACTAGTAACCTTGTAGATGATAGTTCTAAATTTGCACTTCAGATACAACTAGATAATATATGCAGAATATTGGGTGGTGAAGCAACTCATTATATTTGCACCGATAAAAAGACTCAACATCAAAAAATTGTAATTGAATACGATCACAAAAACAAATGACAGCAGTAATCTATTCTAACGGTAGTCAAGAGTGTGAGCGTATTGCTGCACTACTTAAGTCGATGGGTGGGGAATTCTTGGAGTATAAACTTAACGAACATTTTACTCAAAGAGCATTTGAAGCAGAGTTTGGAGAAGAAGCTACATATCCGCAAGTTTCTATTGGTGCTAAACACCTTGGTAACATGCATGATACATTGCACTATATGAGTGACAAGGGTATGTTTGTTTGAAATGAGAAGACTATATGAAACTGTACCTAAAAGGTTATTTACTTTTGGGTGCAGTTTTACTTCGCATGATTGGGCAACTTGGGCAAACATACTGGGATATGAATTGCAATTGCTACATGGATGTGAGTTCTATAATTTTGGTAGATCTGGAGCTGGTAATGCTTACATTGCAAATGTAATATCCCAGGTAGATCAGGTCTATAAATTTAATAGTAATGATCTAGTCATAGTTTGTTGGACTAGCATTAGTAGGGAAGATAGATGGAAAGGTGATGGGTGGTTTACGGGTGGAAATATATACAACAACTCTTACTACAGTAAAAAACTTGTCAATGAAATTGCAGATCGAACACACTTTTTAATGAGAGATCTGTCTTATATAAAATTAATTGATAGTTTGTTGTCTAGTAAAACACAATATCATTTTTTATCTATGAGTAAAATTTGTCATGAAGAATTTAATGACAATAAATTAAGTCTCATGTATGAGGATGTAGTTAATAAAATATCGATTGACTTTTATAATCTTATATGGAATGATGATATGAGTAATAAGTATGATCGAGACTGTAAAGAACTCCACAAGTACTATAATGAAGGGCATCCAACTGTGGAGGAACATTATGAGTATGTTAATAAATTATTTGATTATAAATTTTGTAATGATACAACGCTTGCAGTTCGGAATACCCATCATCAATTTAAAAAATTAATCTTAGAATTTTATAGTGATATAAAAAGACGGACTCATCCATATGACTTTCCTACTAAAAAAAGAAAAGAATTCTATCGTGAGTGTAAAAAATTGATGATGTGTGATCCCATTGTACCATCATCACAGTTACTTCTGTAAAACTGTGTCACGGTATACTAACTTACTTGACTAAATAGTGTATGAGGTCTATAATAAGACCTGTCGTTCATCCCACTCTGTGGGACGCAAGTAAGTCGCGGAACGGAGCCGTTCATCCCATGTTAGAATTATTATTCTATTCATCACTCACCTGCCAACAAGCCGATTCAATTATGATTCGGATGAGAGCAAATGAGAATATTCCTCCTGAATACAAGGTGGAATTGATTGAGGTCATGAAGGAATCAACACCTGAATGCTACCCATGGGACGCACACGACTGAAGGAACGGGGATTAAAAACCCTAACTTCAGGAGACTGACAAATGAACACGTTAAACATGATTCGTAAGCAGATCAACAAAGCATCTGCACTACACGACGCACAGATTAGTCACACTACATATCGTGGTGTTGAGTATGATACACGTTGTGTGGACTCGAAGGAAACCCATGGCACATTCTGCTATCGTGGTAAAACCTATAGCAAGTGATTAACTTACTTACTTATTGAGAGGGGTTGCGACCCCTCTTTTTTTGTACTATAATAGAAGCAGTACTATTAATCTGTATGGATAGAGGTAAACTAAAGGAATTGGTTTGTAAACTAAGAGAATTAGTCGAAGAGATTGAGACCGAAGTTTACTCTGACATTAGTGCATATACAGATAAGCGGGAGAACTTTGATGATCCTGCATCATATCCTGCACTTATCTCAGACTACGACGAAATTTTTAACGATGATGATGGAGACTGAGACTAATTGTTACCATAGGTATTTAAATTTACCATTTACTATCGCCCCATTACCTATCTTTAAGGAGCAGGGTGATAAAGTTAAGCATTTTTATATCAATGACTATCCATTTTATCCAATGGAATATTTTATGGATGATCTGGGATTAATATTGATGTTAAAAGAAGTTTTTTACACACCACCATACTCAAAGATTCCAATTCATACTGATCATGGTATGTACACAAATCATGCCAAGATTAATATTACTTGGGGTCCAGAAGAAGGTATGATACAATGGTGGAAGTCTGATAAAGCTTACAGGAAAAAAATGGATGGGTATGGTGAACACACCACCGAACATCATGACAATCTTTGGGCAAAGGAAGAAGATTGTGAACTTCTGTACGAAGTAAATACAAATCGTCCCAGTTTAGTAAACGTTGGTGTTCTTCATGGAACAACTAATCCAACACCATTTGGAAGATGGACTCTCTGTTTTGTTCCAGTAAATCAGAGACAACAATTTATTGACTGGGATATTGCATTGGAAATTTTTAAAAATTATTTGGAGGATTAAATGAGCGCAAAACTTATCAGTGTTACTCCCGATGCGGAGAAGCAAATTGCATACTGTGCCCGTGTTTCAAACCCTAAGAACCAGGATAACGATAGTTTTGCTGGACTCCTAAAGTATTGTATTAAGCATCGTCATTGGAGTATTTTTGAGCATGCGTTCATGACAGTGGAACTAAATACATCACTGGCAGTGGCAACTCAAGTGCTGAGGCACCGTTCATTTACATATCAACAGTTTTCACAACGCTATGCTGATAGTAAGGAACTTCAATTAGAAATTCCCATTCCAGATCTTCGTCGTCAGGATACAAAGAATCGTCAAAACTCTATTGATGATATTAATCCACGCGATAAAGCATACTTGGAAGCGATGATTGAGAATCACTTTCAACAGAGTCTTGAAGTCTATAATGCCCTGCTTGACAAGGGTGTGGCAAAGGAATGTGCTCGTTTTGTGCTCCCACAAAACACACAAACTAGACTCTACATGAGCGGAAATGTTCGGTCATGGGCACATTATTTGGATTTGCGTACCGCTAATGGTACACAAAAAGAACACATGGAACTTGCTGGAGACATTCGTGCCATCTTCATTGAGCAGTTCCCGATCATATCAGAAGCACTGGAGTGGAAGTAATGGCAACGTACCCCATTAAGCATAAGGAGACTGGTGAGACCAAAGAAGTGAAGATGAGTGTTCATGAATGGGATCAGTGGAAGATTGACAATCCAGATTGGGAAAGGTTTTTTACACCTGATAATTCACCTGGTCTGGGAGTTGAAATTAGTGATTGGCAAACCAGACTGATCAAGCAAAGACCCGAATGGAATGAGGTTCTTGCTAAAGCACAAACAGCACCTGGATCCACAGTTAAAAAACTTTGACATCGATCATAAATATTATCCCCACCACTCTCACTCATCTTAAAGTTAAATTTTATGGCAAGAAAGAGAAAGACTGAACTGCAACAAATTGGTGTTGGCATGACTGCTAAGCAGATGAAAAGGAAGAAACCAATTAACACGGACTTTTTACTTGACATCGAACCACTTACAGATAATCAAGCAATACTGTATGAATCATATAGTAATGATAAAAATCTTGTAGCATACGGTTGTGCTGGAACTGGTAAGACGTTTATTACTTTTTACAACGCCTTGCGAGATGTTCTTGATGAGAATACACCTTACGAGAAGATTTATATCGTTCGTTCTTTAGTTGCTACTAGAGAAATTGGATTCCTTCCTGGAACTCATGAAGATAAGGCAGACATCTATCAAATTCCATACAAGAACATGGTCAAATACATGTTCCAGATGGCATCTGATGCTGAATTTGAGATGCTGTATGGTAACTTAAAAACTCAGGGCAGCGTAAGTTTTTGGTCTACTTCTTTTCTTAGGGGAACAACCCTTGATAAAGCTATTATTATTGTTGATGAATTTCAAAACTTGAATTTTCATGAACTTGATAGTATAATTACAAGGGCAGGTGAGCACACAAAAATTTGTTTCTGTGGTGATGCAACTCAATCTGATTTGCAGAAGACCAATGAAAGAAATGGAATTGTAGACTTTATGAAGATCCTTAGGGTCATGCCTTCGTTTGATATTATTGAGTTTGGTCTTGATGATATTGTTCGCTCTGGTCTTTGTAAAGAATACCTCATTGCAAAACACGAATTAGGTCTTTGATGTTTAATCATGTTGAATTGAACCTCCCATCTCTCCAACGAGAGACACTTGATGGAGTTCGATATTATTCTGTTCCTGATGATGGAGATCTCATTAAGTTGGTCTCCATCACTTCTGTTACTAGTCATAAAAATCGTGAGATTTTTATTAACTGGAGAAAAAAAGTTGGAAATGCAAAGGCGGATAAGATCACCAAGCAGTCCACGAGTCGTGGTACTGACATGCATACTTTGACTGAGCATTATTTAAAGAATGAAGATCTGCCAAAGGTCCAACCGTTGTCAGATTATCTTTTTAAGATCGCCAAACCAGATCTTAATAAGATAACTAATATACATGCTCTAGAAAGTTCTCTATATAGTAAGGTGCTAGGAATCGCGGGCACGGTTGATTGTATTGCTGAATTCAATGGTGAATTAGCAATCATTGATTTTAAGACATCAAAAAAACCTAAACCAGTGGAGTGGATTGAACATTACTTTGTTCAGTGCATGGCTTATGGGTGTATGCTTTACGAACTCACTGGTATCAGTGTAAAAAAACTTGTCATTATTATGGCATGTGAAAATGGAGACTGCGTTGTTTATGAAGAGTATGACAAAACCAAATACATTAACCTTTTACAGGAATACATTAGAGAATTTCTTAACTACAAACTGGAAACATATGCCCAGTAAAATCGAAGATGAGTTTGAAAAGGCACTAGAAAAAAAGTTCTTCTGTCCTACTAAATTTGCACAAGAAATTGAAGTACTTGTGCGAGACAATAGGGAGATGAACTATATTGAAGCTATCATTCACTTTTGTGATTGTAATAGTATTGATCTAGAGTCAGTTCCTAAACTAATCTCTAAACCACTTAAAGAAAAAATTAAATGTGATGCAACGGAGTTAAACTTTCTTAAGAGAACCTCCAGGGCAAAATTGATCTTTTAATTCAGAAAAAGTCGGAAAATTTATCTCTGGGAAAATTTCGTGAAAACCCTTTTTGTTAAAATGACTCCCTTTGACGTATATAAAACTTATCTGGGATTGAAGAATCACTTCACAAAAGATAAATACGACTACCACAAATATTGTGGTAAAACTCGTGCTTCCCTACAATCCTTCTATAAACGAAAAGATAGGTATTGGTTTGAGAAGATGAGTAGGCAAAAAAATGATCGAGAAGTCGTTGACTTCTTTGTATCAAATTTTGTCGCGTCTGGTGACAGCACCTGGATTGGGGAAATGATCCGAGAGGGTGAATCTGCATACATTAGTTGGCAGAAGAGAATTCAAAGTCTCAGCTATCTTTTTAGAGAAGAGGTTGAGAATATGATCGTAAATACCGATTTAGATTCTCTATTTTCCGTAAAAAATGGTCAACATCCAAAAGTGCTTAAATTGCACCTTCAGGGACACATATCAATAGAGACGTTGATTATTTTAAACCGAATTTTGGGGTTTATGCAAGATTTTGATAAAAAATTGGAAGATCCCGTCTGGGAGACGGTTTCCAAGACAATGAAGAAGTATGATTCTTTCCTAAATATCGATATATTCAGATTTCGTAAGATTTTAAAGGACTGCGTTTTATGACGTTTTTTGATTCAGATCTTGTAAGGGCAGAAATTGTTCACATCAATGAGTTACAAGAAAAACTGTATAATAAGATGTTTAGTTTTTACACGATGAACAGGCAGGATAAGCTTGATCATGTAGAATTACTGAAGACCCTTATTGACAAGCAAAAAGTTCTTTATGCTAGATTATCTCTATCAGATGATCCTGAGGCAAAAAAGATGAAGGAACATATCGCTAAGTCTGCTGTCATGCTTGGTATGCCATCTGATATGGACATGAACCTTATTTTTAGTAATATGGAGAAGTTAGTTGAACATATGAAAGATCAGGTTGAGAAGACTTGAAATCTTGATTGACAACCATGGGCACTTGCACTAATATAGGTCCGTACTCGCCGCAAGTGCCCTGAGGGTACACACAAGCCGAATACAACAAATACGAGGTAATCCGAATGTCTTTTGCAAATCTCAAAAAACAATCCTCTCTTGGATCTTTGACATCTAAACTGGTCAAAGAAGTTGAGAAGATGAACAGTAATTCTAGTGGCGGTGATGATCGTCTCTGGAAACCAGAAATGGACAAAACGGGTAATGGTTATGCCGTTATTCGATTCCTTCCTGCCCCTGACGGTGAAGATCTTCCTTGGGTAAAGATGTACTCCCATGGATTCCAAGGACCTGGTGGTTGGTACATTGAAAACTCTTTGACTACTCTTGGTCAAAAGGACCCTGTGTCTGAGCATAATCGTACTCTTTGGAACAGTGGCAACGATGGAGATAAAGAGATTGTACGCAAACAAAAACGCAAACTGTCCTATTACAGCAATATCTATGTTGTAAAGGATCCCACTAATCCCCATAACGAAGGGCAGGTCTTCCTGTTTAAGTTTGGTAAGAAGATCTTTGATAAGATCATGGCAGCCATGCAACCTGAGTTTGAGGATGAGAGTCCTATCAATCCCTTTGATTTTTGGCAAGGTGCGAACTTCAAACTGAAGATTCGTAAAGTTGATGGGTATTGGAATTATGATAAGTCTGAATTTGATAGTCTTGCTACCCTGCTAGACGATGATGATGCTCTTGAAGCACTTTGGAAGAAGGAGTATTCTCTTTCGGCAATGACTGCTGAAGATCAGTTTAAGACATACGAACAACTTCAGACTCGTCTGGATTATGTTCTTGGTCGTAAGGGCAAGGCTCGTCCTCAGGATGAAGAGGTTGAGAACGAGGATAATATGCGTGGTAATTTTACTCCTAGTTTTGGCAATCGCCAACAGGAGTCTGAACTGCCTTCTGAAATGAAGCAGCAACTCAGTGATCTTCCCCCATCTGGTGGATTTAATGATCCTGATATTATGGCGAAATCTTCATCTAGTGATGATGAAGATCCTATGAGTTACTTTCAGAAACTTGCTGAAAGTTGATGTGAATTAGTCATACAATCTGGGGTTATCCCCTCTCTTAAGGTTCTCGGACACATATTGTCCAGAACCTTTTTTGTATGGCATAATATTATCCATATCATTAAATACTAATGATAGTAGATCTGGTTTGAGTATAAAAATATTTCTCTTATTGTTCTCTAAACGTTCTTCATATGTGTAGTTTGATACTGATTGAGATGCAAGTTTTCCTGGAATTTCCACCAATTCGTTGGTTGTGTTATCATAGAAAACAGTTCCATAACTAAGTCTTCTTCTCCAGTTATATCCATCAAACTTCCATTCTTGTCCTCCTTTCTCATACACTTCATTAGCTGCTGGAGTGTATAAAGGACCTGGTTTGCTAAATGTTATATTTGGAATTGCTGAGTATCCTCTTCCAGGATTTATGAGACTGAGTTCTTTAATTTCTCCATTCTCTACTTTTGCAAATCCTTCTGCCGTAATTGGGAAGAGAGGTTCTTCTATTGTTACTGTTGGTGGTGTTCTATAGTTATACCCACGATCTTGCATTACAAGATTTGCAACAACACCTTTATCAATAGTTACGTATCCCGTTGCTGTTCTGTGTGGGATGGGTGGTTGTATTTGAATCGTTGGTAATGGAGCAGTTGTATAACCAGAACCTGGTTTTGTGACGGTTACGTTAACAATAGTCTCTGCTCTAGTACCAATACCAACAGTCGCTGTTGCAGCGGCAGTAACATCAGTATTATAGGTATATACTTTTCTATTAATACCACCACCAACAAAAAATAAGGTTTCTGTAAAATTGGTGTATGTATCTAATGGTGTTGAGTCACCACTAGCAGATTGTACGTTCAACACTCCCAAAAGTGTTAGACTGTTTAGATCCCAGTTAGTTCCTAAAGTAATTACAGACAAAGAGTTATTGTCTGTTCCAGAGACATACATTTTAGATCCATCATCCTTGAATGATAATCCACGAATTGATGACTCTGCTGGTTGAGTTATTATTGCTATGTTTTGAGTTTGTACTGGTAATGGGAACATTGATCCAATATCCCATGGAGTAACCATCTCATACTTTTTAAGAGTATCGGGATCTTGAACATCTAATATAAACATGTGCTCACCAGTATCCTGCATTCTTACAGAAGATACTGCTGGCATACTTATAGAGACATCTAAAACTGCTGTACTAAGATCCCATGGAGTTGATAAATCATATTGTGCTACTTTGTTACCAGAGTTTGTTAAACCACTAACATACATCCTTGAACCATCAGGTTTAAATTCGACACAGGTAGCGTATTCAAACGTTAATGCGTTTATATTTAATATTAACTCTTGTGTAAAACTACCCGTTGACATATCATGAGATGTGGTCATGTCATACTTTTGAATCTTACCTACAGTATATGAGTTTGCTCCATGAGCAGTAAATAATTGTTTGCCAAGAGCATCCAAAAACATACCTTCAAATCCACTCTCCATCGTGAAGGGTGAAGCAGATTCAAATATTGCACTTTCAATAATATTTGGTGGTGGTGGGAATGTAATTATGGGTGTAAACGTATAACCCTCACCAGCAGATGTAATTCCTACACTTGCAATAGTTCCTCCAGTACCAATGACTGCTTCTAATTGTGGTGGAATTGTTGGTGGTGGGTCACTAAACGTTACTATAGGTTGATATGTATAACCTCCACCAGCATCAAGGAGTGTGAATGGACCAACTTCTCTATCATCTGGGGGTGGATTTAAAGATACCGTAATTATGCCAACTCTTGGAGTTGGTGGAGGATCAATATCAACTGCTGCAGTTTCGGTGTATCCAGCTCCAGCGTTTGCTAATAAGAGTGACGTAAGTTGTCCTGACTGTTGATTTACTGTTGCTGTTGCCGTTGCAAATATACCTTCTACTTCGGAAGGAAGAATAATACTTTGATCTCTCTCTATATCATACTCTGGAGCTTTGAAGAATCCTTCATTGACTTCAATACCAGTTTCTACAATAATATGACCATCTTCTGTTGTTTTCTTTATAGTCTCGTAGTGATGAGTTGAATATAATTTTTCATATGATCCATATTTTTGAAGCATGTGCTTATCAAAGGCAACTTGAGTCTTTGGCCATTCATCATAAAGGTTTTGAATATTATTTGCCAGTAAAACTACCCAATCTAATGTTGAGTCACCATAAATTTTATTAGCAATTTGATCAGGTCTTTCATCACCTATAATCTGATACTTATTAAAGTAACTTACATTTTGAAAAATGTCCGAACGGATCTTGCCACGCTTAAAAAGATTTTTAACGACAGTATAGTCATTAAGAGAGTTTCTCTCTTGATCTCTAGAGACGTATGCTAAAAATGGTATATGACTGAAATAATTTGCCATTGTTTAATATCCGATTGGGTGATTTGCGGCTTCGCCTTCATCATAATCTGTGGAGTAAATTGGCAGAAGTTCCATGAATGACATTGTAAGGGCGTATGAGAACATACCACCATTAGGTAATGTCATGTAAGTGCCATCTGGAGTATAATCTACTGAGAAATTTTGTAGAGCACAGTCTTTAATAAGATTTATACCAGGGTGAGCTCCGTCTCTGTATAAGTATTCTATTCGGAATACGTTGGGTGCTTTTAAAAACAACTCAGATTGAGTTGTCTTCGCTGACATATTTATTTTAAAGAATTTAATAATTTGCTTTACATTTCTATCTTCATCTGCACTTCTTGGAGTTAACTTAAATTGGAATGTAAACGCTCTAAGTTGAGGACCATTGAACAATAACTCTACGTTAGGGTTAAAAATAGCACGTTCTGTTCTTGGAAAGATATTTGCACCAATTGCAGCTTCTGTTGCTGCCTTAACAACATACTTTTGAGCATCTCCACTAAAACCACTTACTTTTCCAAGCTGCCCCTGAAGTGCGTTAATTGCTGCCGCAGGTCCATCTTGTATTGCTGTACCTGCAATTTCAGCACCAGCAATTTGAAGAGGAGTTATTGTATCTTCATTCCATCCAACACCATTTGAATCTGTTATACTACCTTGAATGGGTAGATATACAGACTTCCCTATTTTTTGATTTTTTTGTTTTCCAAAACTAAAAGTGCCTTTGCTGTAAGTCGCTGGTTTATATTCTAAAGAAGAAAATCTTATGTAATCACTGGCCATCGATTCTGCTCTCGCAGTTGGATAGACTACATCTGATGTTAAAGATGCTTGACTAGATGTTTGACCAACAATTTGTCCATTTGTTCCAGATAGGTCGTTCCTCTCAGTGGTAGCAGCAGTGCTACCATCATTTTCATCACTACTATCGTCCCCACCAGTGTCTCTGTCATTCTCTCCAGGTGGTGGATCTGGGAGATCGTCTGCTTCTTCCTCTACACTTGTTCCTAGTGCTGTTGCAAGTTCTGCAGCAGTGGGATTTTTTCCGTTTTTGGTTTTCAATGCACTCTGAATAGTATATCTTCTTTGTGCCTCTAAACCAGAGAGAGTATCTTTATTGTTTATAATAGCATCTGCAACACTTGAATTAAAATCACTTCCAGAAGCATATGTTGATGGTTCATAGCTGCCATCCGCATTTCTTGTTGCAATTAATTTGTCAGGATCTAGTTTTTGTTGTGCTCCGAGAACATAGTCTTGCTCGTATATTAGAGTTTCATTAGTTCCAGGGTCGTGTACAGTTACATATTGCACACTCTCTGTAGTTTGTGAACCTTTAGATCCAGTCTTAACTACAATCTGATTGGGAGGTGATACGTAAACTTGATTGTCTTTATTCGTTACATCAGCCTGTCTAAAAGCTCTAAAGAATTCTGATTTTTTTGCGATGCGAGCGGGTTGTGCCATTTTATTTAACCTTTAAAGTTAGAATCATGTTTGCCGTATCCTTTATAGATCCTTGCTCCACGCAACATTTTTCTAAATGATCTATTATTTGTTTTCCAGATATCCTTAGCACTTAAACTGCTAGGTTTACCTTCTTTGATTGATACGAAGTCTTCAACAGGTAGCATGGATGCAGTATCCCACTCATTAATTGCTATATCTAGCAATAATCCTCTAACTTGACTTATGTTATATTTAGATATTGAATTGTATGGCAATGTGAGTTTGTCACGTTTTAAATTTTCTACAACATATCTTCTTCTTATTGGGTGTATTAAGTGTAAATTGCATGCATCGAATGATCGACCATCAAACTTAATTACATATGCTAATGGAAAAGGATCGAATATCTTTACGGTCTCTTTTTCTGAAGTATATTCAAACATAAAAAGATGTCCCTGCTTTGGTATTCTTCTTATGAGATTTTGATCTCTTTCTTCTATTGGATCTTTAGAATCTGCACGTTCATCAATAATGAATTTACCAGGACGACGCATATAACTGCGAGTCAGACTTCTAAATGCTCTTCTATAAAAGAATGGTGATTTACCTGCTTCTAGGTCAACACGCTCTCTTAATTCTTCAAATACAGTTTGATTTGACATTACTTGATACCTAATTCGTCTTCTGTAACTATTTTAAATTCTAATCTTCTATCTTTACACCATTCTTCAGCAGCCTTCCATTTTGCTTTATTAACTTCATATGTTTTTGCTTCATATATGAATGATTTTGTTACTCTAGACTTTCTTTTTGGTGGCACAGTTTGTTTTTTAGGTTTTACTTCTATAACGTATGTCTTTGTAGACCCATTCTTTTCTTGTACCTTTATTAAAAAGTCTGGAAAGTATCTATGAACCCTTCCATCAATTGGGGATAAGTAAGGTATGCAAAACTCTTCGCTCGCCCACTCAATTATATTTTCATTCAAATCACACCAAGAACAGAACTTGCGCTCCCAACTACTTCGACAAATTATATTATTTGGATTTCCTTTGTATTTTTTAGGATACGAAGGGCGATATCTACTTTTAATACTTTCGTTCATAAAAGTTGGCTACATATAATATAGACTTAATATCTTTATTTAGATGTCCTTAGGAATAACTCCAGGCGTTCCAATGAGTACACTGAAGAGTAGGATTTTGAATCCTTCTATGACATCAGTGTATTCTGTTTTGATGAACCAACCTTCCTTTGGTATGCAACAGGACAGGGAATTGTTTGAACTTACCTGTATAGAGGCAGCATTGCCAGGTTCTAGTCTCGCCACGGTTGAGACGAGTAGAGATTATATGGGTGTTGTTGAAAGGCATGCATATGCTAGACTGTATGACGAAACTATAGATCTTACATTTTTAGTTACTTTAGACAGTAATTACCTTCAGATTAGATTCTTTGATTATTGGATGAAATGGATAGTTGGGGAGGAACTTTATAGTGATCAGCAGATGAATGGAAAGATTCATCAAAGAGCTAGATACCCAAGTGAATATCAAACTAACTTCCAAATTGTAAAGTATGAGAAGAGTCTTGGGAGTGGTAAGGAACTAATAAATCCTGTTTTGGTTTATAATTTTGTTGATGCATTCCCTAAATCGATGAATACCATTCAAATATCATATGAAGCTTCTCAACTTTTGAAGTGTACAGTATCAATGACTTACACTAGATACTTTATTGGTAAAGAAAAGTCTAGAACTGATTATGCAGCCTTGTCTGCACCTGGAGAAAATTTTGATTTTAATCTAGGAATCGATCTCAAAACTGGATTTGGTGGTGGTGGGAGACCCAATCCATTTGATTCAACACAAATGTTTAATATGGATAATGATGATGCAAGTTTTAATAATTTAGGATTTAGTGATCTTATTTCCAATCAAGTCCCACTTGATTTTAACTTTCAATTTTGACGATAAATAACCACATGAACTTATAATAACTATGCCATTACCTACTATATCAACTCCAACCTATGAACTTGAGTTGCCATCAACTGGAGAATCTGTACAATATCGTCCCTTTTTAGTTAGAGAAGAAAAATTACTTGTTCTTGCTTTAGAAAGTGAAGATTCTAAGCAGATAACCACTGCAATTAAATCAGTAATTACCAATTGTATAAAAACTGAGACAATCAAAGTTGAGAGTCTTCCAACTTTTGATATTGAATATTTGTTTTTAAACATTAGAGGTAAGTCAGTTGGTGAAGAATTGGAAGTAAATGTTCTTTGTCCCGATGATGAAGAAACTTATGTCCCCACCACAATTAATATTGATGATATTAAAGTCGTCAAAAATGAAGACCATGATAATAATATTAAAATTGACGAGCAACTTGCGATGGAGATGAAATATCCATCACTGGAACAATTTATTCAAACAAATTTTGATTTTACCAATGATGTCGGAGTTGAGCAATCATTTAATTTGATTGCTTCATGCATCAGTCAAATTTTTACTGCTGATGAGTCTTGGGCTGTAGAAGATGTTCCTAAAAAAGAGGTACAGGCATTTTTGGATCAAATGAATTCTGCTCAATTTAAAAAGATTGAGAAATTTTTTGCTACTATGCCAAAACTATCTCATGAGATAAAAGTGAAGAATCCAAAAACTGGTGTTGTGAGCACTGTTGTTTTGGAGGGGTTATCTAGTTTTTTCGCATAGCCCTCTCTCACATGGATTTGGAGAATTATTATAAGTTAAACTTTGCGTTAATACAGTACCATAAATATTCATTAACCGAAGTTGAAAATCTAATTCCATGGGAGCGGGAAGTCTATGTGGCATTACTAAAAGCTCATTTGGAAGAAGAAAAACTTAAAGCTGAACAACAGCGAGCAAATAGCTAATGGCTAATAAGTTACCAAAGTATCTAAGCGAAATAATCCCATATTCTCGTCTTGTAAAGAGGAAAGATGGGTTTAGACAGACTGTTTCCAGTTATATGGAACGGTCTAAGATTCTTATTGGTGACGCATATGACGTTGATTATGATAGAGTAGTAAGTATATTTCTTAAAGCATGGGATAAATCTGAAAAAGATTATCCATCACCGTCCGTTATAACACCTCAAAATATTGCTGAATTTGGTGTATTCAATGAATATTGTCTATACCTTTGGGAATACTATGTTCAGAATAAGAAAGAACCAGCAAAACCAAAAGCACCGCCTAAACTACCAAAGCAGAAAAAACCAGAACCACCAAAACCAAAAACAACTTTAGATCAAGAACCTCCTCAAGTAACTTCAGAGGGTGAGTTTGAAGGATATGGTGATGATGACGGTCTCCTATCTATTCCAAAGACAGAATCAAAACCAAAGGAGAAAAAACCTTCCCCCGCTCTTACAATATATGAGGGTGTAAAGGAAGATGATTTAATTGGTGATGAGGAGATTGATGAAAGAATCCTAAGAATGTTAGGATTAGATGTAATTGAAGATATTGATTATGCAACTTACACCACTCTTTTAAAAGAGTGGAGTGTTGCTGCTAGAATGACAGGTGCTAAGATTAGCACTGAAGAAGCAGAATTAATATCAAATGAATTTAAGAGAGTAAAGAAGAAAGTTGGTAGATTTAAGATTAAGCAGAAGAAGGTAAATATAGGATCTGATCCAACAGCTCCATCTCCAGTAAAGGCAGCTAAAAATTTTATTACAGGTGCTCCAGAAAAAGAACAAAAATTACTTGCTCCAGCAGAAGGACCTAAAAAGAAAAGGAAGAAGAAAAAGGCATCTCTTGAAGAGAATGTTGCTGCAATTCGTAAAAATGTAGAAGCGATACAAAAAATTCTTGAGAATTCTCTCAAGCAAAAAATGAAAGCGATTGGTGCTAATCGCAAAGCATTTGAGAGATCTACTAGAGAAGATAGGGAGAATAAATTAGAAGGCGCAGTCAAAAAGACTATGAGTGCCGCTAGAAAGGTACTCTCTCCAGTATTTGATATTTTGGGAAGGATAATGAACTTCCTGAAAACAATTATCCTTGGTAGGATATTATATAAACTTATTGAATGGTTGGGTAATTCTGAGAATCAGGGTAAACTTAATAATGTCATACAGTTTGTGAAAGACTGGTGGCCAGCGTTACTTGCAGGGTTCTTATTATTTGCAACGCCTCTTGGTTTATTAGTAAGAACAGTTATGGGGACCATAGCAAAACTTACATTAACTATGTTGAAACGGGGCATACCAATGCTCTTGAGATTTGTTGCAAAGAATCCACTTGCAGCTGCTGCAATCGGTACTGGCGTTGCTGCTGGTGTTATGGCATTCAGAGCTAAGGATAGCACTGAACAGCAATTAGAAGATAAAGGTCTGAGTGATGCTCCTCCAAAGCAGCAAGCGGATGAACTATCAAAACCTGGTAGTATTATGGAAACATTTACTAGAGGTATACTACCTTCTTTAAATGCTCCTGGTCTTGCTGGTGGTGGTAAAGTTCCAAGAAAAACTCCACTTTCTGGTGGTAGAGTCACACAGTCTAGTGGTAATCGTGTAAGGGGTGGTGGTAAGGATACTCAGATGATTGTCGCTCAACCTGGCGAATTTGTTATGAGTAAGGGTGCTGTAGATAAGTTTGGTCCTCAATTATTTTTGGATTTAAATAAAGCTGGTGGCGGAACTAATGCTCCTAAGTTTTTGAATGGATTACAATTTGCTCAACAAGGTGGTAGGATCGGTGTAGATTTTAATAATATTCCCTCTATTGATATAATAGCAGCACAAGAAGAACAAAGGAGAAGATTTGGTTTTGATGAAAGAGTAGAGCAAGTTGGTATTCAAAAAACAATGGTTGAATTTAGGAAATTCAAAATGTTGGAGAGAGCAAAAACTGCATCTCCAACAATGAGATCATCTGGAAATAGTGGAAGTGTAGAGTTACCACCAGAGATGCAATATCCAATGAGTCGAACTCCAAGTTCTTCAAATGGATCTAGTTCTAATTTGGGATCTAGTTTTAAAGGATTGAAAAGTTCTGCAGTTGTTGCTGCTCCTCCTACTCCAGAAGCACCTGATAATGGGGAATCTATGGTAGCACCAAAAACTCTACCTGCAAATTCATTTTCGGCACCATTTACTGGTGCAGTATCAGAAAAACCTCAATCTGCACCTAAACCGACTCCACTTCAGGTAATTCCATATTCTGAAAAACAACCCGTTCCAGATCCACCTGCTGGATCAACGGTTAATGTCACTACAATACAGACCAGTACGGATGCAAAGGGAAATTTAACTACCAATCCAAGTAATAATAGAGATATTCCTGAATTTGACACTGCTCTTACCACAGCATCAAGGATGATGAATATACAAATTTACGGAATTGTGGGGGTAGAGTAAGGTGGCAGTTAATACCCAAAAGTTTTTACCTTCTTCAGGTGGAGCTATAGTTAAAGGTGCTATTCCAAAAAGTTCATTGGTTCCATACTCTCCGCAAGGAAAGTTTGCGATGCCAGAGGTTGTGGGTGACAAAACAGAGGAGAAACTTAAGAGTACTCTAGAAGGTGATGTTGATGCAATTCGTACATCTACTACAAAAATTAAGGCAGTTCTGAGAAAGAGTGTAAAAATAGATTTAAAACAATTTAGAGATAATCGTAAAAAGAAGGAAAAAACTAAACGAGCTGGTAGAGAAGATGCCCTAGAGAAGGGTGAAGATAAGAAAGGGAAGAAGAAGTTGGGTATATCTATGCCCAAAGTGCCATTCTTTACTAGAGTTAAAAACTTTTTAGGTTCTATATTTTTAGGATGGTTGACGTTTAGGTTAATTAAGTTTGCCCCACAATTTTCTGCATTTCTTGAGAGAATAAAACCGATTGCTACTTGGATTGAAGGATTTGTAGGTGATGTCTTCAATGGATTTGTTGGATTTATTGATGGTGCTTATGATATTAAAAAGAAAGCAGAAGATAAGGTTGAGGAATTATTTGGTGATGAAGGTCTTAAAAAGTTTAAGGAGTTCCAGGGAACATTTACAAAGTTCATGAACCTTGCCATCATCGCTGCGATGTTGAGCACTGGTGGAAGTGATTTAGGTCTTGGTAGAAGACGTGGAGGTCCTGGTGGTAGAAATCAAACAGGCATACAAGGTATGCGTAATCAAGCAGGTAGAGTCACAAGAGGTGGCACTACTGCTTCTGCTGCTAGAAGATTTGCTGATAGGCATGGAAGAGACGCTGCAATAAAAAGATTTGGACCAAAGGCAGTTCAAAGTTTGGGTGGCAGGTATGCCAGATCTGGTGCTACTAATGTTGCTAGAAGAGCTGCAGTAGCTGTTCTTGGTAGAGGTGGTACAAGGTCAGCATTGGGAATCCTTAAAAACTTCATCAGTCCAGTTGTTAAGAGAATACCCATCATTGGTGGACTGATTGATTTTGCTTTAAATTATTTTGTATTTAAAGAACCTCTTGGTAGATCTGCGTTTGCTGCTATTGGTAGTACTATTCTTGGTGCTCTCGGTGCAACGGCAGGATCAGTCATTCCTGTTGCAGGAAACTTTGTTGGTGCTGCTTTAGGTGGTCTTGCAGGTGATGCCGCAGGAAAGTGGTTATATGATACATTCTTTGATAAGAAAAAACCTGTCGATATTCCTGAAGGAACTGAAGGGAGAGAGCGAGGAGGTGAAATTGGAAAATCGCAAAGTGATGCAAAGAAGTTAGAAAAAGAAAGAGAACGGGATAATCAGAGACGAGTAAACAAATTCAGATTAACTCCTAATCCTAAAGTTAGCAAAGAACCTGAAGCAACTAAGAAGAACTTATTTGAAAGAGTCTTTGGAAATTTGAAGAAGAAGGGTGGTGCTTTTGAATTTTTAACAAAAGCTAGGCAAAAAATATCTGATGGCAGAACCACAATGATATCCAAGATTATGAGTCTTGGTATCGATATTCTGAGTGGAAAAACAGTATCCAATAAAACCATACAGGATATTGCTAAGAATATGGTGAATTTCTTTGATGCTGCACTGCCAGCACCAATGACAATGTTGAGACAAATCATTCAAAAGTTCTCTAAAGGTGGACTTGTGGATGGTTATTCACCTATTGAGAGAGACAGAAGAGTTAAAGATACCGTTAAACAACTTAAAGCAGGATTTGCTCGCGATATTATTGAGAAGCAGCAGCAAATTTTTGGAACACTTAAGAGATCATCTATCGCTGCTGGAATTAGAGATGGTCAAAGGGATACTGCTAATGATTTATCTCTTCGTAGTGGAGGTTCCAGAATGCCGACTAAGGCAGGACAAACTATTGCCGCAGATGATAAACTCATAGCACTTACAGGAGATTCTGGAAGTGTTAGTTATGGTGGATCTGCAAATAAAAAATTAGATATTTCTTATAGTCCTTTTG